ATCTGGTCGGAAAGGAGGCTCTCCGTCCGGAAGGAGGAATTTTCCTTCTGCCGTAAATGCATGATAAAACATCTTACCAAGCGGACCGCCATTACCAGATTTCTTGTATTCAGTTTGAAATAGACTAACATCTTTGTTAATCTCATCCAGAACTTCCGTGATGAATTTTTCAGCCATTACTTGCTCCATTTAATAAACGATAATTTAAAACAAAATTTTCAACGATCAACTTCAGAATGACCGACAGCATAATCTTTTCAGAGTCACCCATTTCTTTCCACGTTTGATACTGCTCAAGAACAGAAGTTGCAATCATCATGTATGTATCATACTCGGAGATTGACAGAAGACCCCAATCAATGGGATCCTCTGTTTCAACACTCTGAGCTAGATCAATTAGCTCATTGATGTTCATTTCCAAACTTTACCCCAATCTCCAGTTAGAGAGCCTTTAGAATAGGCTGTTGCGCGTTGCTCAAAAAAGTTGGCGTGTTCGGGTGCGTTAAGAATTTCTTCAACCCACGGTAAAGGATTATTCTTAATTTTAAAAATACCCTTCATACCTAGTCCAATTAGACGTCGATCGGCAATATATCGAATATATTGCTTGACTTCGTTCTTTGTCAAATTCTTAAACACTTCCGATTGATCATCGTCTTCAACAAGCTCATAGGCTAGATCAATAAATTTATCTTCTAGTTCAACCATTTTCTCGGCAATTTTATAAAGTTGGCGCTTAAGATCATCTGTCCAAATATCTTTATGTTCCTTTAGGAACTCCTTAAATAACCAAGTCATCCCATCGACATGTACCGACTCGTCCTTGATGCTCCATGCAATGATCTGCCCCATACCATTCATCTTATTGAATCGAGTGAAATTCAACAGCATAATAAAAGATGAAAATAATTGCATACCTTCAGTAAAAGCCGAAAATGCCGCAATCTGTTGAACGATCATGTTCTGATCGGTGCCCATAAATTCTTCAATAAAATCATGCTTTTCACGCATGGCTTCATATTCCATAAAAGCTTTATACGTGGCTTCTGACATACCCAGAGTATCAATGAGATGACTATACGCTTGAATATGAATGGCTTCTCTAGCAGCAAAGCTCAATAACATCATGCGAATTTCTGGTTTTGGGAATAGAGGAATATATTTGTTTGCATATGCTCCCGCAACATCAACATCCGATTGTGTAAACAGACGAAAGATTTGGGTAAGAAAGTGTTTTTCTTGATTGGTCAGCTTATTTTTCCAATCCAAAACATCTTGATGCATTGGAACTTCGTCAACGAGCCAGTGCATCTTTTCATGCATCTCATAGAACTCGTAGGCTTGTGGATATTCAAATGGCTTATAGTAGTTACGCGGATCAAACAGCGATTTATGTTTTTTAATCATATTCCAAATTCCAATTAAGTGTCAAAACCATAGTCTGGTGCCGGACGAATCCCACAGTCATGACTATATGTGCATGTAAAATTCTGATTGTATATATTATACATAAAGGCATTGTATGGCTCATCAAATTGAACCTGACCCCAAATAGTCATATCTTCGCATATAGAAACATTTACCGCAATATCAAATAGTTCGATAATGTCTGGATCAGCATTATTAGTAAATCCATACAGTTTATCATGGGGGAAATCTGTATCACCAACGGCCAAGATAAAAGTTGCAAGATGTTTTCCATCTTTATCATTATACCATACTCTTATGCCGGGAGTAACATCATATTCATCTTTGCCATGCATGTCTGGATTTGGGTGATACCAGATGAGATTGTACTTACTATCATAAACAAGTACAACCTCACCAACATGACCAAATACTAATGATTCATTATCGGTGAGGTTTAGTTTCATAATTTAGCCCTCACATGCTACACAAGCGGGTTCGTCCGACTTAAGCATATCTTTCATGTCTTCGATGCGCTCACGCTGAACTTTTTTACCAACCTTATCAGCTTTACGCATGTTGTCAGAGCGGCAATAATATAGACTTTTTAGACCATTTTTCCAAGCCATCAGATGGACTAGGTGTAGATATTCAACGTTGGTCGTTGGACTGAAGAACAGGTTCAGTGATTGCGCTTGGCAAATGTATGGCTGACGATCAGACGCATGTTGAATAAGCCATGTTTGGTCAATTTCCATTGAAGTCTTAAACACATCTTTTTCCCATTCATTCAGACAATCGATGTCTGCTACCGATCCGTCGTTAGCAATGATATCACGCCATACTTCCTGAGTATTCTGCCCCTTTTGTTCAAGAAGGGCTTCCAAGTATTTGCTTTTATGAACTTTTGTGCCATTAACACCTTTTTCTAGATACACATTAGCTCTATATGGTTCAATAGACGGCGAAGTATTCAAAATAATTGAACTTGATGCGTTGGGTGCAATAGCAAATAAATGTGCATTTCTAACTGGAGTACTACTACCAACACTATCTGGACATGGACCACGAGTCTTGGCTAATTCAATAGTTTTTTGCTTAGCTTCTGTATTCATTTTTTGCCAAATTTGTTTATTCAATGATGCGGCCAATACAGATTCAAATGGAATCATTTTACTTTGTAATAACGCATGCCAGCCCAGCATCCCAATCCCAATTGATCTTTCTTGTAGTGCTGAATACACAGCACGAGAAATTTCTGGAATCTTGGCACCCTGTTGCGTAAACACCGTGATTACATTATCAAGCATTTCTACAATGTCGGGAATGAAATTTGAATCGTCTTTCCATTCGTCATATTTCTCTGCATTTACTGAAGATAAACAGCAAACGAATGTACGTGAATCGTCAGTGCATAAAGCTATTTCACTACAAAGATTTGAACCCTTATTTGTTAATCCCCTAGATTTTTGAAATTCTGGCACCGCACGATTAACTGTATCAATGAACCAAAGGTATGGCTCGCCGGTTTCCATTCTGATTGTTAAAATACGCTCCCACAATTCCTTAACCGAAACATATTCTACAATTTCATTGGTATGCGGATTTACTAGCGGAAATTGATCAAGTTCTTCTTTTTGATGTTTTGTCAATTCATCATTATGAAGAGATAACGCCTCAACTCGGCGCATGAAGTCATCGGATATATTAATACCATGATGTAGATTTAAACATTTACGATTTGGGTCTCCGCCAGTCGGTTTTCGCATTTCCAAAAAATCGATAATTTCTGGGTGATTGATATCCAAATAGGCCGCCGTTGCCCCTCGACGTGTTGTCCCCTGCTTAAATGCTAGAGTATCAACGTCGTATGTCTTTAGATGTGGAATAATGCCGGAAGACTTTTTATCACCTGGACGGAGACCAACATGAAGACCGACACCCCCACCGACTACAGCTAGCATACGGGTTTCGGATGAAGTGTCCAAAATAGATCGCATAGAATCTCCAAGATGACTCGCAAAACACGAAATCGGTAGAGATTGTTTAGTTTTCCCATAGCTAAGAATGGGGGTGGCATAACTTAGCCACATTTTTGAACTATAATCATATAAACGCTGAGCATGGTCTGGATTGGATGAAAATGTTTTTGAAATAAAAGCAAAACGTTGTTGGGGTGATGTTTCGCCGGCGCATAGATAGCCTTCCTTTAATCTAGATAATCCAGACTCTGAGAATAATGAATCTCGATCATAATCTACTTTTACTCCATGTACAATATTTTCCATAATTCCTCTTTAAAACAATTATTTTAACCTAGTTTTACATTATTCTCAATCAGTTG